TAATAATTTATCAGAACTTTTATATGTCTCATCATATGCCTCATTTTCATTAATTACCTCAACATGCATTAAAGGGTATAGCACTAAATCGAAAGGTGTTATTTCACCTTGTGCACCTGTTCCTGCTGTTTTAAAGGCTTCTTTATGATAATCAACCTTTTCGCCCTCAGGTGTAATTGTTGTAATTTGAGTTACGAAATTAATATCAGTTCTTCTATCAGATACTTGTATATTTGAAACAAGAGGTGATAGTGTTTGAGTATCATATTGATTGTATAAGTAATTAGCAAAATCTCTAGTAGTTACTAAAACATCAAATGTTCCAACAGTCTTTCTAAAGTTGTTATAGGCTTCATCTAGGGTTTCCTTATCTTTACCATTTATAGCAGCAAACATATTATTAATATATAGATAATCAACATTAATAGAATCGCCATTATCAAAATGATAATCTGAAGCACCCTCAAGAACTGTAAGTGTTCTAGGTGTTATATTACCTTGATAACCTCTACTTATAATGTATTTAACATTCAAACCACCATCTATAAGTTCTCCTATATCGTCAGGGAACTCAATATATGGAAGTGATTTAGAGGAATCATAACCAAACTTAAATACTCTACTTAAAGGAACATGTCCATTTAAATTAGTAGTTTGTTTCCAAGTATTCCAATCATAAAAATCACCATCATTTTTCACAAGCACTAAATTACTTGCTATCATTTGATTAGGGAAATATAATCTATTATTTAAATCTAAATTAGATAATTGAATATTAGTATTACCATTTATTGTCAAATCTTGGAATTTTCCTTCGACTATCTTACCTACGTTTGTTTGACCTCTTTGTGAAAGAACTATTGAATCACACAAAGAGTAAACAACTGTGTTGTCCTCATTAGTAAAAGTTGTTGTATATGGAGGCAGTGCAATTGTTCTTCCATTATCAAGTTCTGCACCTGAGTACATAACAGAAATATTAGTAGAGGCAGATTCATAATATTTCATTGTATAACCTTGCATCTCTGTGATATTTCTAAAAGAAATCTCTTGTGTAGCACTTGGTAAGAAACTTTCAAGAACATTCTTATCTATATTGTAATTCTCTTTATCAGCAACAAACGCCATTAATTTCAATAGCACTACTAGAGGGTCTGACTCATTTGTAGCCTCAGGGTCCCATTTATCAGTTAACTTTTTAACAATATCAACTAACTCAGGATATATTGTTTGAAAATCTTTATTAATATATGATTTATTGCTTATTTGTAATGTCTTTTCATCAATCATATAGCACTACTCCTCTTCTTGAAAAATAACTAGTGAATATATTTCATTAGTGAAATCAATTTTATTTATTATTTTAATATTAGCAACGAGTTTTCCTCTTTCCTTTTGAGTAATATCTATATCTTTTCTATTAACTGTAATTTGAGGTATAAATATTTTTATTTGCTCATATATCTCATCTATTATAATATCTTTTAAAACTTTATTATTTTGTTCAAACAAATAACGCTTTAATCTAATTCCAAAATAAGGGTCACCAAACAATGTCCCTTTTTCTGAAGTTAACAATAACTTTAAATTATTTAAAGTTGCCTCTCTATCTACGATAATAGAAGAAGAGGTTTTATTATTAAATATTTGTGGAAAATTTATTGATTTCATTTAAACCTCTCCTCTAATTATTTATTATTTCTTCCAACTTTGATTTTATGTTTGCAATATCTCGTACAAACAACTCAAGATTTTCTCCAGTGATTTCACCTATTTGAGTATCCAAAGGAAGTTTAGCAACACCATTAACTTCAAGAGCATTAGCCTTTGCATAATTAGTGCATTCCTCTTCACCTAAATAAAGTTTCCCTAGTATAATAGGTCTTGCTAAATTATTATCCTCAAAACCTACAAATACTACGTCATTTTCTCTATACCCATTTAAATTGCCAGGTGTATAGCAAAGGGACGCTTCCATAAGTGAAGAAGTTAATGAATTTTTTTCAACACCTGCTGAATTAAATATAGGAATCTCAACTAAATACTTATTATCTATTTTAACCTCACCGTCTACGTTCTTTTTAAGTCCAGACGGTATTTTACGAATAATGCCTTTAGTTATCATTTCTAGTACCTCTAAGTAGTATACAAGAATTACATCACACTATCATCAAACTCAGCGCCATCAACACGTAATAATTGAAGAGTTGTTCTAAACCCTTGCATACCAACCTCGTCTTGTTGTTCAGTTATAATATACAAACCTGAACTAATATGTTTGTGTCCCCAAAAGAAAACATTTAATCTTATGTATCTCATAAGCAATGCAGGTCGTAATAACCCTTTAACTGATATAGTGGCTTTTATAGGATACTCAGTAACTTTACTCCACCACATTTCGTCATTCGCTCTTGTTTTATACTCATCATTTCTAGAAGATATTACAGGTGCATATTCCTGTTCAAATTCGCCTTCATCATTTATTCTTTGAACATATGAACCGCTATTCAACTCATTTTGATAATCATATAAAAGAGCATAGGTATCATCTTGATTTATACTAAATTGCAAAACGATATTATTACTTGGATAACCTATATCTAATGTGTAAGCATCCATGTAATCATCTCTTTTTACATTTCTTTTTACTTCGAAATAAGGGCCATCAAATACAAAATTATCGCCATTATCGTCAGTATACATCTCTGTAGCCTTATCTACAATTACTAAACTATAAAAAGAGCCTTGTTGTAAATTTCTTGCAACTTTATAATCAGGTTTCATACAAGATACAAGATATGATAAGTAGTCTAAAACAGATATATTAGTTTGCATTTCTAAATGAACTTTAGCGTCATCACTATCAATTAGATTTTTTGCGATAACTAAGTCGTAGTCACGCATTCCTGTAAATATATCAGCAAGACCATATGATTTTATTTGTATTAATTCTTTAATTACATCACTAGGTTTCCTATTTTGCTCACCAAATGTATATACACCTGAAGTTCCTTTTATAGCACTACTAACAGCCGTAACTGTGTAATAAATAACAGAACTTGACATATTAAATTCAGGTATGACTTTTAATATTAAAGCCTCTTCATTTTTATAGATAAAACCAGGCAATGACATATCGCCATAACTAAATACTATCTTTCTTGTCTTTTTTGCTTTTGAAAATACTTTCTCAAAGAAATTAGGGTCATCGTCTTTAGTTATAGGATAAACAATTTTTAAAGTATAAGTATTAACTTTACCATTTATTTTCTTTATACTTAATGATTGAATATAGTTTGGATACTTTATATTGGTATCATTAGAATTGTTTTGATTATTTTTAGAATAAACACCAAAGGTATAATCTGCTATAGTTACTTTAATATAAGGTGTTTCAACTCTATTATTAGAACCTAAAAGTGATAAATTTGCCATACTTAATCCTCATAATAAATATAAGAAATAGAAGGTATCTTAATCTCACTTCTTGTTTCATATAAATCTTCCATTGAATCAATTATTCTATTAAAGTCTGCTATAATCCAAAAATAATCTGGTCTACCGTAATAATACAACGCTAAAGAATCTAGTGTATCATATGGTTTAAGTTCATGAATAGTGTAAGATGTTTGCTCACCTAACCATTTTGTTATACCATAAATATACTTATTATCCTTGGTGTTGTAATAGAAGGGAATTGTAGAATATCTTGAAAGAGCGTTATAATTTCTCGTTTGTTTATCTTTTAGAACATCCATAACTAATCCCTCCTAACTATTTGTGTACCTCTTCCTCCTCCACCACCCTTAGCATAAGGGTTAAAGGAATTGGCACTTTCTTTACTATATATCATATCTTTAAAAGCACGTGATATGCCTCTAAAAGAACCTAATTTAGAAACTGTTTCTGCGTCATAAGGGTCTATCTCATAAACTGTAAAACCAATCGTAACTACTGCATATTGTCCATTCGACATAATTGGAGGTGCATATGAAACTGTCACACCACCATTTACAACACCTTTAATAAATATATCTTCACCTGCACCTATTCTGACTGCTACCATAGGTGGATTTACTGCTTTTTTTGCGTCCTGATATGAAGGCAAAGCAACAGCCTGTATCTTTCTTATCATTGCATCAACATAGTCCTCGCCTACTTCTCTAGTAGCATTGCTTAAGCCACCCTTATTAACCTCGTCTAATAAGTCTCTATGAAGTATGAATTGAAATTGCATAGAACGTGGACCAGAATAACTATAAGTAAAATTAGGTGCAGACCTAGATAGTGCATTGGTTTGATTAAAAGTTGATTGTAAAGTATCTGAAATACTTTCTGGATATACAGGAAGATAGATAAGTTCGTCTATGTGGTAAAGATAAATATAACTACCTGTTTCTAATAATTCTTGTTTATTTCTAGCCATCTCTTATTCCTCCCACGTATTGGAATAATCATATTCGCCAACAATTCCACTCTCAACATCTTTATCAACATATCCAAGTATATCAAAACGCTTATCATAAATACCTAAAGAAGCCACAGCTGAACCATTAGAATCTTTTATAGTAGATAATGAATTAACGTAAATAGTGTTTTTCAATTTATCACTCCACTCAATTTCATTTGTATACCCGTCTAATAAATGTTTTTTATGAAGATTATCAACAACTCTTTTTATATTTAAAGTAATATCTTCTCTCGTATCAATAGTATTTTTAACTATATACTCTATCAACCTATCAGCAAAAGGATGCTGCTTATTATCATTTATATATGTTAATTGAGACCTTCCTATAAATGTATATTTACCATCATTAATATATTGATTATAGTCTTTCTCCTCACCATCTTTTAAAGCAACGTCATTTGTGATAAGTCTTTTAGTTGTAGACAATATACCCCATCTATAACTAATATTTTTAAATTGTTCAGTTATGCCAAATTCACTTGTTGTATTGTGTCTCTCTAAACTATCCTCGATTACAACGAGAGACGAATTATTAGAAAATGGCACTTTTATAAATAAACATAGTTCATTTTCTTTGTCATAAAATAATGAAGGGTCTTTTAACCCATCCATAACATTCAATAACTTGTCATAAATAATAGGATTGCTAAATCTTGAATGATTATACTTTACATAGGTAGCATTATAAAATTTCTCAGTATAATTTTCAGTGTGAGAGGCATCATATAAAGAAACTACATTATAATCTTTATAAAGAGCACACACTACAGAAAAACCTATACTACTTTCAAAATATATTTTATAACTCTTCCAAAATTTAACTGGTACTACGTATATCTTAAAATTTGTGTCATAAGAAGAAAAAGTCAATGTCTTATCTTTTTCTTTAACTGGTATTTCAACGCCTTTAGCTGTCAAGCCACTAAAACAATTGTACAATGACATTAAATCAATTCCATTATAATCTCTTTGAAATCTTAGATAATTACCTAATGCTTGATGTGAAAAAGAATCATAATACACATTTCTTATAGGCATTTTATGAGTTATGTTTAACAATGGTAAATTTTCTTTATAGAAAGAAATAAACTCAAAATCATTGTCTTCAAATTTAAATCCATCATTAAATGTTTTATCTTTAATAGCGACTAGTAAGGAATCTTTGTAGATGTATGTATGCTTTTTATAAATTGATATTTTATCAC